GTGACTATTGCAGGTCATGGTGTTGCTGTGGGTTCACGTGTGTGGCTACAGTTTGCTGATGGTGATGGCGTTAGCAATATGTATGTGGTAACAGCAGTAACACAGAATACTTTTACGGTGACAACAGGGACGTTAACTACCTCTGGTGATGTGACTGTGTACAACCAAATTTTGGTTGAGATTGATTGCTCAACTGCCACTTCGTTCTATACGTTCATTCCGGGCGAAGGTGTTTTGGCTTTAGATGGTATTTATGTGGGATTACCCGCAGCAAGTGTCGTAACCTCAACCATTTTTTATGGATAAGGGGTAAGCCATGACAATGCAGTATGACGTTAAAGCAATCCATCAAAGTGCTTCGGGCACGGCGGTAAGTTACGCTACACGGTTAAAAGGCATTACTGTAACTTCTGGCACATCTTCAATACGTAATATGGCTGTTGCCGATCCTACAGTGAGCAAATCAGGCACATACAGCCAAACAACAACCACAATTACCGTGACCATTACTGGACATGGGCTGGTCAACGGTCAACGTGTTTTTTTGGATTTTACAACCGGCACATCAAGAGATGCAGTATTTGCAGTAACGGTAACAAATGCAAACGTGTTTACTGTAACTTCTACAACCGCTAGTACATCCGGCAACGTGACTATGTACACAACTTTGTTGTTGGAATTGGACACATTCAGCACGGTAGGCTTGCCAATCAAGATTCCCGGTGAAGGTATTTATTGCCCCAACGGTGTTTACGTTGGCCTTGGTAATTCTGTAACGGCGACAATTTATTATGGCTAAGAGCCCAGCATGGCAGAGGAAAGAGGGAAAGAGTCCAACTGGTGGCTTGAATGCCAAGGGACGCGCCTCCGCCAAAAAGCAAGGCATGAATTTGAAACCTCCCCAGCCGGAAGGCGGCTCCCGCAAGGACTCTTTCTGTGCGAGGATGGGCGGTATGAAGAAGAAGTTAACCAGCGAAAAGACGGCAAAAGATCCAGACTCACGCATAAATAAGGCATTGAGGAAATGGAAATGCTAGATCTGAGCGTTGTTTGGTCGGCGATATTAACACTGTTAATATCAATTTTAGGCTATGTGATGAATGAGAAGTTCCGTGAGCTGGCTCGTATTAGCATATTGCTCAACAAAACCCGTGAGGAGGTTGCCCGTGATAACGTTACTCAAGCAGAAATTGACCGCATTTCGAGTCACATTGACCAACGCTTTAACAAGCTTGAAGAAAAAATTGACCAGCTTATTCGGCAGGGGCGATAATGCCAAGCAAAAGTAAAGCTCAACGAAATTTCATGGCGGCGGTGGCTCACAATCCAGCGTTTGCCAAGAAAGCAGGCGTCCCACAGTCTGTGGGTAAAGATTTTAATGAGGCCGACAAAGGTCGTAAATTTTCTAAAGGTGGTGACACTATGGCTGAAAACAAAAAACTTAGCGTTGGTAAATCTATTAAAGATTATGAGGACATCATGGACGATGTAGCTCAAGTAGAAGCAGGTATTTATACAGACCCTAAAACTGGCAAACAAATGTCTAAAGTTAGAGGTCTTGGCCCTAGCATGGCTGCTCGGCGTCTTGAAAAAGATTCTGATAAAGGCCGTTTTGCTGCTCCCGGTCAAGGTGATGTTGGTCAATTTCTTAAAAAAGGTGGCAATGTGAAAAAAATGAATATGGGTGGATACGCAGACGGCGGTATGCCAATGGTCATGAAAGATGGAAAAAAAGTTCCAGCTTTTGCTGCTGACGGCGTAGGCAAAATGGCTAAAGGTGGCATGGCCAAAGGTGGCATGAAGCACGAAGACGTCAAGATGGACAAGAAGATGATGCAGAAGGCCGTGAACAAACACGAAGGCCGTTTGCACAAAGGCTCAACCATGACCAAGCTAGCTGGCGGTGGATTTACAAAGTCTGCTAATGGTATTGCCCAGCGCGGCTTGACCAAAGGCACTCAAGTTGTAATGAAGCGCGGCGGCGGAAAGTGTTAAGGAGCTGATATGCGTGAAGACCCATACGTATACGGCGGTTCTACCGACATGGAACTTGAGCTTGAAGACAGACTTCGAGATAAAGCTGGTGCTGGCCGTGGCGGCCAAGGTGGCCCCACAGCTAAAGAGCTGGCTGACTATGAGCGCAAAATGAATCGTGGCATCTTTACTGAAGGTATGAAGCCACCTCAAGATGTTGATGGCGGTTCAGCTGCTCCTAAAAAGAAAGTTGTTAAGAAAGCCAGTGGCGGTATGACGGCTTCAAAACGTGGTGATGGTATTGCACAGCGCGGTAAAACGCGCGGAAAGATGTGTTAAATCATGATGGCTAGTCGCGGTATGGGCGCTATGCGCGCCAGCAAAATGCCCAAAGGTGTACGCAAAGAGCGTAGGGATGACACCGACTTTATGGAGTACGCTAAAGGCGGTGCAGTTTGGGAAAAGCCACGGCCCAAAGATCTTGGCGCTCCTAAGAAGTTGAGCCCAGCCAAGAAAGCCAAGGCAAAGGCGGCAGCTAAAGCAGCTGGCCGTCCTTACCCTAACTTAGTTGACAACATGAGGGCTGCAAAATGATTACTATGGAAGCAATTCACATGACTGATTGTGCCATTCGTGAAGATGGCCCATGCACTTGTGGTACCGAAGAAGTGCTTGAAGAGTTAGCTTTAGAAGAAGCTAATTTGGAAGAAGAACATGGCTACTAAAAACTGGATTGCTGGTGCAATTAAGAAGCCTGGAGCTTTGCGTTCTGCTTTGGGTGCCAAGAAAGGCGAGCCCATTCCCGCAAAGAAACTTGCTGCAGCCGCAAAGAAACCCGGCAAGATGGGCCAGCGCGCTCGTCTGGCTCAAACCCTTAAGGGCATGAAATGACAACTACAGGAACCACAGCCTTTAACATGGAGTTCACCGAGCTCGCTGAAGAGGCGTGGGAGAGAGCTGGCCGTGAGATGCGTACTGGTTATGACCTACGCACAGCGCGCCGTTCTCTCAACCTGATGACGATTGAGTGGGCTAATCGCGGCATCAATATGTGGACGATTGAGACAGGAACAATTACTCTGACTCCGGGACTGGCCACATATGCTTTGCCTTTAGATACGATTGACTTGCTAGATCATGTGATCAGAACGCAAGCCAACAACTCTTCAACTCAGGCAGATTTGAGTATTACCCGCATCAGCGTTTCTACTTATGCAACGATCCCTAACAAGTTGGTTCAAGGCAGGCCGATCCAAGTATGGATTCAGCGTCTTTCTGGTGAAACTAATCCCACTGACATTGTACTTAGTGGCAACATCACATCGACCGACACATCAATCACGCTTAGTTCGGTGGTTGGACTAGCTGGGTCTGGGTTTATCCGCCTTGGCACTGAAGACATTTACTACACCTATATCAGTGGTAATGTGCTGGGTGGCGTATTCCGTGGCCAGAACAATACAACAGCTGCAGCACAAACAGATGGAACTGCGGTGTTTGTGCCCCAGTTGCCTGCTGTAACAGTGTGGCCTACGCCTGATAACTCACAGCAGTATCAGTTTGTGTACTACAGAATGCGCCGCATCCAAGACGCTGGCGCTGGTATACAGACATCCGATATGAATTTTCGATTCCTACCATGCGTAGTAGCTGGATTAGCCTACTACATAGCCATGAAGGTGCCTGAACTGCAGGGCCGTCTGGATATGCTTAAGCGGGTCTATGACGAACAATATGCTTTGGCGGCTCAAGAGGATCGCGAGAAGGCTACATTGAGGTTGGTGCCTCGTATAGCGTTCATTGGTGGTGGTACTTAATGGCAACACCGTTTGCATCCGGTAAATATGCTATTGCCGAATGTGATCGGTGTGGGCAGCGCTACAAGTTAAAGCAGTTAAAGATGGAGGTCATCAAGACCAAGCTTTATCAGCTCAAGGTTTGTGATGCTTGCTGGGATCCAGATCAGCCGCAGTTGCAGCTGGGTATGTATCCTGTTTATGATCCGCAGGCTTTGTATCAGCCACGGCCAGACATAACGTATGTGACGGCGGGTTTGAATGCAAGTGGCAATTTAACAGGTGGTTCTCGGGATATTCAATGGGGCTGGGCACCGGTAGGTGGGGCAAGTAGTTTTGATGCAAGTCTGACACCAAACTACTTGGTGGCAACGGCATTTGTTGGTACAGTAACGGTAAATTAAGGAGCTAAACATGGCATATACAAAATCAGCAGACGGCATTGCTAAAAAAGGTAAGACTGATGTTCACATCTTCCCTAACAGCGGCCCTTCCGTCAAAGAAACAAAGGGCGGAACAGGTAAGGGTAAGGGTAAAACCAACTCTGACATGAAGACGATGGGTCGTAATTTGGCAAAGATTGCCGCACAGAAGCGAGGCTAACATGGCTAAATACAGCAAAATGATGATGGGTAAAGAAGTTGGCGATGCCAAGGTCTATGCTCCTCCACACACGATGAAGGGCGAGAAAGTCGCTCCTAAAGAGAATCCTGGCTCTGGTAAGAACTTGAGTCGTGCTGACACTGTGGAAATGACTGTTGGTAATATCAATAAGTCTAATGGTGGCGAGCCTAAGACGTCCGGCATCAAGATGCGCGGTACTGGTGCGGCGACTAAAGGCTTGATGAGCAGAGGCCCGATGGCATGAATTACGCCGACCTTGTCACGCAGGTAAGCGATTACTGCGAGAACTCTTTCCCAACTGACAATATGAATACGTTCATTCGTCAGGCGGAGCAGCGCATTTATAACACCGCGCAGCCTGCTAACTTGCGAAAGAACGTGACGGGCGCATTAACCACTGGCAATAAGTACCTTCAGTGTCCATTAGACTTTTTGTCTGTATACAGCCTTGCCGTATACCCGTACAACACTACGACAGCTACAGGAACGTCTGGTCAAAAAACGATTGTGGTCACCAGTACAACAGGTATTGAAGCGGGTCAACAAGTGACTGGTACAGGTATTGGTACAAATGCACAAGTTAGAAGTATTGCGGGGACTACGATCACATTAACAGTGGCTAATATCGGCACCGTGTCTGGGTCTGTGGTATTCCAAGGTGATTACCTGTATTTGCTTAACAAAGACGTTAACTTCATTCGTGAAGCCTATCCTCTGTCAGCACAATTAAGTGAGCCGCGCCACTATGCAATCTTTGGCCCCCGATCAGACGATGTAAACGAGTTGACGTTCATTGTTGGCCCTACTCCAAGTGCCGCATACATTGCAGAACTTCACTACAACTACTACCCCGAGTCAATTGTTACCGCCGGC